AGAGAAATGATCTTAACTACCGAAAAATATTAGCTGATTCATTCAAGAGGATGCTGCCACAATTAAAGTCAGATATTCGAAAATGGAGTAAGGAAAAACTTGTCATCGAACAACAAGATCATATAAGTAGAAGTGACCAAAAAAAGATCAATGAATACCAAGAACGAATTGACCAAGCATTTTATTACATAAACAATATGGCATCTGGAATTTCACTAATCCAAGAACAAATGAAAAGGAGTGAACCTTGAAATATTTTAAACCCAAATCATTAAGCTGGTGGAGTGCTGTTTCAGTGGCCGTGGTCAACCTTGTCCGCGCAACTGGCGTTGAAGTCCCAATTCAAGTTGACGGAGTTCTTGCGGCTCTGTTTGGGGTAGGTGTACGGGGTGCTTTGAAGGATGGAAAATAATCTTCCCTTCGTAACCCCAGTATTTTCTTAATCCAGTAACTCGCCACACTTCTGAGTCCTCTTCGAGCAAAGCATCAAAAATAGATTTTGTCAGATTGTCAATATCTGGACGATCTTTATGAGGCTGATTATTCATTTCAGCCTTTTTCTTTTTCGACCAGGATTTAGGCATTGGAATTATAAAAGTAATTGAGAGTTTATCCCAATTAGGTCTAGGTTTAGCAAGCCTGAGTTGGTCACAGAAATTCCTGTACTTAACAACACAAGGACGTTGCTTCCATTGATCTGCCTTAGTCTGTCTTGGTTTTGCTACAGGGTCGATAATAATTTCTTGAGTTGTAAGAGCTCTTGTCTCACTTCCCTCGACCTTATCGAATGAGCCTCGTCGTGATGCTTTCTGCACAGGCTTATTAGATTTGAGTCTTGGTCGCCCCCTGATTGCGACCTGAAAACGATATGATGTGGGCCTAGCCACGCTGGTAGTCCACAATCAATACGTTCACAAAACGGATGTTCTTTTTTGTATTTGTCATAGTTTGTTTTAGATCTATAAATTTTCTTTTTTGGGAACAACATTTATAACCTTTGGTACATAATCTACTTCTTCCCAATCGTCAGCAAGAATATCTGTCTGTGATGCTAACCAAGGAACTACCATGCCATCGGCTGTTTTCATATCAATATGTGCGTGATAGTTTACTTCAGTACCTTCTGGATAAATACCTAAAAGTGGTGGCCTATTCACTTTAAAAGTAGAACCTGGAACCAAAAAGATAAACATATTTTTACCATTCCAACCAGATCGACAAACTTTTTTTCCTTGTCGAATTAAATTTAAAGCCCAAGAGAAAGTTTTTTCTTCCATAATTTTCCTTTTTGTTTTAAACAATAATCATAAGATCCAGAGCATATATTCACCCATGAATTCCCATCCTTAATATCTAAGAAATTAATTTCTTTTGGTGAAATATATTCCTTAACTATTCTGGTCTTCATCTTTTAAATCAATCCATTTCCCATTAGTGAATTTTTGTTTCACAACATGATCTGTTCCACAATGCTCACTACCAATTGGCTCTTCAATTTTAATAACTCTGATAGTTCCTTCTATTGGAAGGGAATCTTCATTCTTTACAAAAACTCCATTCACCATTTTGCCTTTACGTTTTGAGATCACATCATAGGCAGACTGAATACAATCTTTGATTGATAGTTCTTGCATCTTACAAAGAAGTGTTAGAACTACAACACAGTCACCAACTGCATCGATAAATTCTTCTTCATTATTTTTTGAAAGTGCAGAGGCAAGTTCACCAGTTTCTTCAATAAGTTTTAAGAATTGACCTCTTGGAGTGGATTTATCTAGGATGCCTTTTTCTTTTCCCCACTTTTCAATGAGTTCAAATAAGTCTAGTTTTTCAATAAGTGTACCGCTATCCATAATATCAATTATTTCTTCTCGAACAGCTTCGCCATCACTGACTACAATTTTAAAACGATCGGTAATATTTTCACCTTGGCATAAAAATTCACCTTCAAGTGTAAGGTCTGGATTAATTTCTTTTATTCTGTCCAGCATGAAATTTATTTGCTTGTCCATGAAATGAGATTTTTCTGAATAATCCCAAGTTAAACCAGAGAAATCATCGGTAAATTTAAGGTCAATGGAATAAAAATCAAAAATACCATAATCAGGAAAATCCGACATTTCACAACCAAGAAATATCGAAATCTTATTAATTTCTTCATCACTTAATCCATCACTAAATTGTAATTCACCTACATAATTGATATTATATCCCATATAATTCCTTTAAGGTTTTATCCATTGGATTGGTTTAACATTTCGACAAGAGATATGCACCCATGTTGGGGTATCTTCTTCAACACAAGTAATCACTTCTTGAATGGTAATAAGTGTAGAATTCTTTGGATCAGGAACATAAAAATCCTTGTGCAACTTTATCCACTTTCTAACTTTTTTTGGAGATGTTTTGGGAAACTTGAGGTCAAGCGCCCTTCCATAAAAGTGATCTGAGAACTTTGAAAATTTCTTTCCCTGCATTTCTTTTTTAAATAGTTCATCACGCAGACCAGACCATTTAAACCCTCGCCCATAGGGAGAGTTTTTAAGGTTGTAAGTGTTGATGTAAGCTGGTCCAAATTGTTCTCGTAGTATATCGGCAGCCTTAAGTATTCGTTCATCCATCATCAAGAAGCTACTGTTTTTTCTTTGCTTATAGATGTGTGGAGGTACTACCTCATGTGCTGCAAAATATTTTGGTTTGTACATTATTATCTTACTGTTTCGATTAATGCTTTTGATTTACCTTCGTGATCTTCAAATCCAGATAGCTTTTTAAATTCTTTAAAGCCACCGACTTTTAGTACCGAAGTGGTTCCATTCTTTTTGGTTTCCCTAACCCTAAAGTTTTGGTTGATTGCAATCTCTTCGAAAGTGAAAGTGACCCACATATTTTCTTGGACAACATCATACTCTCGAGTCAAGACATCTTCGTTCAGTGTTTCGTTCAAAAGGAATTTTTCACCAGCTTTGATTTCGTTTTCAAGCTCTCTTTCAGATTCCTTTTTCTTCGGTGGTTTTTTCTTTTTGCTTACACCGTTCTTTTCAAAAGCTGCTATCCCTGCCTCAACAATCATGTACCAGGTGACGCCTTTAAGTTTATCTTTTCGACTACCTACTTCTTGACTTACTGCAAACTGAACATTACGGACTGACATATTTCTCCTTTGCTGTTTACAAAGTAATATACTATGAGTCTTGTATGGTTACAACCTTTTTTATAAGCTCATGATATTCTTGAGAAGTTTTAGCTTGGCTTGCCGCCCACTTACCAAGGGCCGTGTTGTTTAGATCGTTGCTCTGCTGGCAGAGGTTTGTGTGGGGCTTTGTAATCCGTGAACTCAGTGGAGGAACCCTTATAGGTAAGGTACTCAACACCAGTTGGACCAGAGCGGTTTTTCCTACATAAAACTTCTGCCTTACCTTGTTCAGCTTCATCATCATAATAATCCTCTCTGTGTAGGAATAAAACCATGTGGGCATCCTGTTCAATGTCACCCGATTCTCTAAGATCCGAAAGAAGGGGCCTTTTATCTGACCTACCTTCGAGAACACGATTTAATTGAGCTAAACCTACGACTGAAATATCCAATTCGTTTGCGATATTTTTAAGACCTTTGGTTATCGAACCAACTTCTTCTCGTCGGCTGCCAAATTTTTCTTGTGTTTGGACAAGGCCTAAATAATCTACAATCAAAAGATCAAGTCCATGTTGGGCTTGAAGTCTTTTACATTGGTTTAAAATCATTGGTATTGTGATTCGAGTTGAGTCATTGATCCAGATATTTTTCTTTGAAATATCCCCTGCTGCTTGAATGATTTTCTGGGTGCTTTGTTTAAGCATCTCAGGATCTTTGAGGTGGGTATTCGTGAGCCCAGTCTTCATGGAGATAAGTCTTTCGAACTGTTCTTCATTCGACATTTCAAGGGAATAGATTGCCACATTTCCAAGTGATTTATCTGCAATTTTTAGGGAAAATGCCGACTTACCCATTCCAGGTCGGGCGGCAACAATGTTGAGAGTCTTTTTCCTAAAGTAAAGACCAGCTTCATCTAAGTCTTTAAACCCAGTTTTTACACCAGGGAATTTACCGATCATAATCTTATCGAGTTCTTTGATTGTTGTACCACCAACTTTAGAAATATGTTGGAGCCCTTTATCTCTCACTCTATCTGAAAGAAACAATGCAACATCCTCACAACTCTGCCTGAGTTTATGCGGAGATCTGCTTGGTTTTTCAAGCTCCTGAATAGCCTGTAAAAGCTTCTCACGAGCTGTAAGCATATAATACCTATCAAGGCAGATATTAACATGGGTTCTGATATTGGCTGCTGTGTAACCTGAACCAAGCTCCATGAGCATTGCTGGATTAGTTTCAGTTTTATTGGAAAGCGTCACAATATCAAGAGAGTCACCCTCTTTATAGAGTTTGACCATATTTTCAAAGATCTTTTTATAATCGTCGTTGTAAAAATGTTTGGGCTCTAGACATTCAAAAGCGTACTCACAATTTTTGGAATCAAATACTATGGCAGCTAGTATTTGAAACTCAACATCCATTTCTCTACTCATCAATTCTCCTTTTTGTCGAAATAGGGTGGCATTGTTATAGCTTTGTATGGGCCTAATCCCGCAGCCTTACGCATCCAATTTTAGGCGGTACGTTTTCCAGCCACCCTATTTCTTAATAAGTAGATATGACTTTAACCAATACTTTCCAATTGGTCGTCTACTTTAAAATTGTGCTTTTTTCTGTTCCTCGATTTGCTCTCTCATGCTTCTGGGTTTTGAAATGTTTGTTTGAACTGACTTAGCTCTTTCCCTACGAAGCCATGTGCGAACCGCGGCCTTCCAATCTTTCATTGGACTTTTCCCTACATTCCAACCAACTGTCTCATAATGATCAATGAAGTCTTGACCAGTAAAATTTCTGGCGCCGATTAACTTACGATAAGATTCAACCATATCAGCTGTTGGTTTAACGAATACCCTACGAGCAGGGCGTTTCTTTACTTTTGAAGCTGGCATGATACCCAAAACATTTCTCAGTTTTTTATTGTACCAACCACCACCTTGCTCGAATATGAATTTGTCTTTGAGGACAACCTCTTTTAGCTCATCTGTTTTGCAGATAGAAATTGCAACGGCATTGGTGATAAAACCTTTTTCAGCCTGCTTACACAGAAGGTCAATGTAAACTCCTTTTTGTTCATAACTCATGTGACTTGTGCCACTGAGCCAATCATTAAAAAAGAATGAGAATGAATCAGTCATAAATTCAATTTCCCTTGCTTTTGAATTTCCTCTTTTATTTCACGGATTGCTTGTTTGTATTCACTAGGTTTTGTTTTATGCCTCTTGGCATAGCCTGGGCCCCTGAGTTCTGGAATTTCTTCAAGGATCTTTCTCCACACCCTGACAACTGTTTCTGGACTGTAGAGTTTTTTATTAGCCAATTCCCCGAGGAAGACAAAGGCTGATTTTTTGCAGCCTTCATCCCCAATTTGCTCCTTCCAAAGCATAGCCAAAATATATTGCCAATTATCACGAACATCGGGATACCGCTTCATCATATCGATAACATTCCGAGCTAACCCAGTATTTAATTGTGTCACTCTTCGATCTCAGATTCAAGTTTGATCTTTGGTCTAAAGGTTCCCCGAACATCTGTATTTCCAGTTAGTCGATACTTACCGAGTTTTAAGTTCAGTTTACCACCATTAGCAGAGGATTTCATTTTTGGGGAGATTGATTTCTTGTAGAGTTCTTCTGCCTCTTTTTTCTGTTCAACCAGCTCCATGTAACGGTCAATTCGTTTCTCAAGCATAGGGTCATCACCAACTTGAGGACCAATATCGAAGTCAATATCTGGCAAACAGACTTTTTTGAATGGGCATTTACCGCACTTGTCAATATCCTCACGATGCGGTGGCAAAGTGCCTGCATCCACATGATCATTGATCGCTTCGGCAGTTTTCAAAACAGCTTCACCTAGTTCATAATCAAGAGGTACATTGATTTGTTTTAGGGTGCCATTGGATTTATCTTTAAGAATGAAGATACCTACTTCTCGGTTGTCTGCTAAAAGGTAAGCCATCATCTGAGCCATGTAAGCAAGAGTCCATGGTTTCTTTCGGAAGTCATCAAATTCGTTTACTGTTGAGAAAATATTCGGGTTCATTGATTTTACTTCTGCTGTTATGGTCTTGGTCGGGCGGCCAGCCTGTTCCTCAATAACAACCTCAAAGTCAATAGACATTCTAAGTAAAACTTTTTTACCTGGGAAACGGGTATCATAAATTGTGAAGATCTTAGATTGATTTGCAATAACAATTCCAGCATCGAGTAGATCTTTAATGACCTGTTGTTCTTGCTGGTGACCCTCATCAAAAACAAACTGGGCCCGAACATCATGGAGTTCTTTATCTTCCCAATGAGTCCGTTCATAAACCCCTCTCCTGAGGCAGCCGTCCAATTCTGGAACGGCGTACCCAATGGAAGAAGCCCGATTAAAATCATTTGGGAATCTTATGATTTTTTTTTCTTTAGTCTTTGTGACTGCTTCAACTAAATCTGGTATCATTAGTTTATTCCTTGGTTAAATGAATCTTCTGGTGGAATATCTGAATCTGAAAGCGGAGGGGCACTATCAAAAGGCAAGGGCCCCGAAGCTTCACTTAATCCTCGGGAGTCATGTTGAGTCGCAGTATTCTTATTGTATTCTTCTGTGACCTTTTTTATAAGGAAGCTGACCTGTTTGTCACTTACTCTTGAGATATCCCTTTTACCAGGAACAAAACCTCTGTTCCCATTGAAAGAAGTCATTTTTTCGAGAGCATCCTGGGCACCATCACCATGTAGATCGGTTAGCATCTTCCAAAGTTTAACTCTCTTCTCGTCGAGTTGCCCAGACTGTTCTGGTGGTTTTGTTTTAATGGGAGTATTGTCAACGACCTCTGGAATCAGTGGCTCTTGGTTTGCAGGCTCACTGGTTGTTGTCTCGGGCTTTACGGTGGGTACCTCTAATGTTTTGTCGAGTCCTGATGTTTCACCTTCTAGGGCAATCTCGTCCGAGGTGTAGGGCATACCAGCAAAATCTTCTGGGAAACAAAGTCTGAACGCTTGTGCAGTAGCGACCTTCATCAACATGGTCTTTGGCTTTGTAGACCACATTTGATTTGGCTTTTTGTATTTGTTTAGTTGAACATATTCGGAGTAGTCAACTTCGTGGTATAGCGGGATTTTCCAATCTTTGCGATAGATTTTGATCCATGCAACAAGATTGCTTCCAGAGCCCTTGGTCCCGCGCTCAATACCATCCAGAAGGTTCGACCGATTTGCTCTTTTGATGTAGACTTCATATCCTACAATGATATTAAATTTGTCACCATAGGGCACTCCATAAATTTCCCTTTTGAATGGGTTCAACGAAAACTCGCGACACAATGCAATGAACTGAGCCTTTTGATCTTCTCGAAGTGGAGAGCCTAAGCTTGATAGATAAGTGTTGATTTCTTTTGTTTGTTCTGCTGTTAGAGGGGCAACCTCAGTAGTTTTTATTGCTACATCTTTTGACATATATGCTCCTTTGGAAGAATAAATTTTAACATACTATCTTACTATGATAGCGTCAAGGTTCTTTGTGACGTTTTAGTTTAACGTATCCGTCCCAATTCTGTTCGAGAGATTCAATGGGTCGCCATCTAAATTTCTTTCTAAAAACAAAGTCGGAGGGGACAGCCCAATTCCCTCCGATTTTGTAAACACCTTTTATCCTTCCTTCGAGAATAATTTCTCTCATTCGAACAACATGGATGCCTAATTGTTTCGCGGCTTCTTCTGAACTGATAAAGAAACAGCCATTTTTCATGGCCTGTACTTTACCTTTCAGATTTAGAATATCACCTCTTGTGTATTTTTGAAAAGAGGTTCTTCTTAGGGCTTTTTTTTTAAACATACTTTATCCTTAACAAGCAACATTTTTCCAGACTGCATCTGACATAGAAATAATTTTTCCACCAGCCCTTTCCAACTCAGTTGCCTCTTCATAACTGGCATCCTCAACTTTGTGGGAAGCCCATGTAAATGCGTTGGCCAAGCCGTATTTGGTATAGCCACGGCCCATGGAACCCGAGGCAATATGCTCAAGGATAGAATGTTTTTTCTTTTCACCAGACACACCGACAACCTTCATTGTGTCTTCAACAACCGATTCAAGATTACTGACACGACCGATCTTAATTTCGTTTGCCTCTTTTAAAAGTTCAATTTCTCTGCGAAAATTAATCTCTTCCATTGAACCCTTAATAAGATCCCTGCATTTAGCCCAGAAAACTTCGTCATCCATCTTTTTTGTTTCATTGGATAACATCCTTTCAATCTCAGCAGAGGCATTATCCTTGCCGATATGGAACTTTCTCATTGAGGTATTACAGATCATACCATTTGAGCAGACAAGCTCATAGATGAGGGGTTCTACCCTTACAGAACCACAGCCAACATCGGAAGAGGAAATAACAAGTCCGTATTGAACAACCATTCCCTTTTTTATTTCACCTTGCAATTTGGGAGTGGTTACTTTGATGTACATTTTCTTATCGGTAAGCTCAGAAGATACGAGCTCGAAATTATTTTCTGTTAAGATTGGAAGTGTAGTCTCTAGAAGATCAACACAATCCAACATTCGATAACGAGAACTGAGAAACCCACGGACATTACCATTCAAGGTGCGAACCAAACGGCTTTCAGATTTCGACTTTCGGGCGGAAATAGAATTGTTTATCGCCATTTGTATTCCATGATTCACACATTGGGCTAAGATATGAGGTGCCTCTATATGAAGTTTATCATAATAACCTTTAGGTATTTTTGAGTAGGAACCAAGTTGAGAATGGGTCCAGTTGTTTAACTGGAAAGTATCTTTCCCATCCACATCCAAATTAGCTTCTGGTGTCATGTGCAAAAGTTTTGATGGAACAATTATATCCACTTTATTGTCTCGAATTGAGATGAGTTCTTTTGCCAACTCGTTTAATTGCATTCCTTCTTTCATATTTTCCTCCATTAAAAAAAAATGGGAAGCCCACACAAGGCTTCCCTTTTTTTGCATTAAATAAACAAATCTTATTTTTCAAGCTCAGCGATATAATCAAGTACCTTTTCAGAGAACCCATTAATATGAGTGTACTGACCGTACCCAACTCCGTTTTCATAAGTGGCTACGTTGATTATGTAACCTTTACCTTTAGGTGCTGGAACATAAGTATGACTTTGTTCATCGGTGAATACAATAAGTCTGTCATAACCTTCTCTATTACAGACATTAATACCTTTTTTCGTATCGGTCGAGCTATTGTCTTGCTGTTTTATAGCATCTCTAAGGGCAAAACCTCTTCGGTCAGGGATTAGTACTGTATCTTCTGAGAAAGTGTAGACAACAACTTCTTCACACATCTCACGGCAAATTATAGCAAGACCACAAGCAGCATCCAGTCGATCAATATCAGATCTTGTAGATACTGGTGTACCAACCATTGAATAAGATACATCAACAAGTAAAACTGTTTTACCAGGAAGATGACGACCTTTAACTGATTCAAAAAGTTTTTGCTCAATTAATGATTCTAGCTTTGGTGCATGTTTGGCAGCAGAGATAAACCGAAAAGGAAGAACTCTTGAAGCATTCATCTGCTCAAGTCCAAGTTTAATTGTATTTCTTAGAACACCAGAGTCTACCATGTTTCTTAGGTTACGAAGCATCGCAAGACCACCGATCTTATTTTCTCTAATAAGTTCAGTGAACACTTTGGCTTTGTCCTCACCAGCAGAAAGACGAGTCTCCCAGGTGTTAGGTACTGCTAAGTCATTGGTTGCAATCTTATCAAACAAATCACCTTTTTCTTTTGTATGTGGTTTTGCATGAACCAGGAATAAAGCATCACGAAGTTTTATTGCCCCATCACGATTGTACTTGGCAAACTGATACTCGTCAAACTTATTAAATGCCAATGATAAACCTAGTTTAACTTGTTTTGCAATAGGTCTTTTACCATCCTTGAAATAAATGGCTAAAAATTCAGTAATATCATCAGCCCTTTGAATTACAGCACTGAGAACATCCTTTGTAAGTAATCCATACCTAGACATTTCATTACAAAGCAAAAGAGGTGCATGGCGAAGCTTCATTTCTGTTCGCGCTTCCACAGCAATTTTACCAAGTATTTCTTTGTTTGATATTAATTTGACGTTAGATTTGATTCTATTAGCAATAGAACTACCATCTTCATAAAAAGAATTTTCCCATAGCATACAAGCCATAAGAGTACGTCTTAAAGATTCAACAGGGGATACATGAGAAGCTTTAGCACCTTCATGTGTTCTTTTTGTTTTTATACGATTAATTGTGGCCAATTACATTCTCCTTTTTTTTATAAGGGGGACAGTCGAGACAAGTATTATTGAGCGAACCCAATATGTCGCAATATGGCTGCGAAGTAACTTATCTCTACACCGCCTTAAATTTTAAACAGGGGGGACAGTCG